GCTGGCTCGACTCCATCGCGCTTCGCCGATGTTCGCACACACGCGAGTCTGGGCCGTCGAGTCTGAACGCAATCGCGGGTTGCCGCGTACCTGGGCGGATCCGCTGATCACGCAGGTATGCTCGTATGTCGGCGAAGGCTCACTGGAGCACGATGACTTGCTGGATACGACTACGCAGGCAATCATCTACATCATGGACTCCCAACGCCTGACGTTTACCCCGAAGCCATTGCCCGAGGACCGGGCGCTGATCGCTCCGCCCGCCAAGGGAAATCCCTACGCCTCTTAGCTGCTGATTTACTTCGAAACGGTCTTCGGGTACGATCAGCGGCAACACGCGAGGGTCACCGATGCCAATTACTCCTAGCGGAATGCGACGTCTTGCCGCTCAGCTCGGCCAAGACGAGAACGAAATCAGCGACATACCGACTGATCAACCGAAGAACATTCCCTCGGATACCACATCGACTGACGACGGCGGTGCTCTCGCGTCCTTCACGGAAGATCCGCCTGATGTCACATCGACCGATGATGGCGGTGCGATCGTCAAGACAGGCGATGACCCGGCTGAGATGGGGGATAACTTCTACGAGAACCTTGCCGAGAAGCTGGATATCTCTACGCTCTCGACGCTCGGTCTCGAATTGATCGAGCAGATTGATCGAGACAAGGAAGCTCGTAAGTCTCGAGACGCGAAGTACGCCGAAGGAATCAAACGGACGGGCCTCGGCGACGAGGCACCCGGTGGGGCGGCTTTCCCCGGAGCCTCGACCACCGTGCATCCGATGCTTTCCAAGGGCTGCATCGACTTCGCGTCTCGAGCAATCCGAGAAGTCGTGCAGCCGACCGGCGTGGTCAAGGATTTCATCCCAGGAACGCCGACGAAGATCCGACTCGAGAAAGCGAAACGGCTTTCAGCGTACATGAACTGGCAGCTGAAGACTCAGATGCCTGAGTTTCGAAACGAACTCGAGCAGCTGCTGACTCAACTCCCGCTTGGCGGCTCGCAGTACCTGTTCTTGATCTACGATGCGACGAAGAAGCGGCCGGTGCCGACGTTCTGGCCGATTGACGACGTCTATCTGCCGTATGCAGCCAGCAACTTCTACACGGCTGATCGCGTGACGATGGTCGAGAAGATCACGCAGATGGAGTATGACCGTCGCGTCGCCGCAGGCGTTTATCGCAAGGTGCCGAGCGGGTCCGTCTCTCAGACCAATTCGATCGACCAGTCTCAGGCCGAGAAAGCAACTGATAAGGTCGAAGGCAAGAAGCAGGACTCGATCAATGAGGATGGCCTGCGCCCGATCTATCGCACGTTCGTGTACGTCGAGCTCGAAGACGCTCAGACAATCGAGGGCATGGAACCCCCGGAAGAAGGCGAGCCCGACGGCGACGAGAACGAGGAAGGCAAGAAGCTCGCCCCGTACATGATCGAGATCGACGCGAACAGCCACGAGATCCTGTCGGTGATTCGCAACTGGGAGAACGGGGACGATGCGCTGCAGCCAATGAACTGGCTGATCGACTTTACGTTCATCCCGTGGCGCGGCGCCGTTGGCGTTGGCCTGACTCACCTGATCGGGTCGCTGGCTGGCACCGCCACTGGGGCAATTCGCGCTCTGCTCGATTCGGCGCACATCAACAATCTGCCGACGTTGATCAAACTGAAGGGTAGCGGAGCGGCTGGGCAGACGATCAATCTGCAAGCAGCGGGTGTAACCGAAATCGACGGTGGCACCAATCCGGACGATATCCGCAAGCTGATCATGGCGATGCCGTTCAATCCGCCATCGATGGTGCTGCTGCAGCTGCTGGGCTTCGTGACCCAGGAAGCCGATAGCGTCGTGCGTACCACGTTCGAGAAGCTGACCGAGTCCGGCCGACCTGACATGCCGGTCGGCACCACACTGGCGCTGATCGAGCAGGGCATGAAGGTGATCGCTGCGATCTACCTGAGGCTGTACGACTCGATGACGCGAGTGATCCAGGTGCTGTACCGGATCAATCGCATGTACCTCGACGATGCGACGATCAAAAAGCAGCTGGGCGAGATGATCGTCTACAAGCAGGACTTCGAAGGTCCGCTCGATGTGATTCCAGTTGCCGACCCCGAGATCTTCAGCGACGCGCAGAGATTCGCTCAGATCCAAATGGTCGCCGGACGGGCCGACACGCACCCAGACCTGTATGATCGTCGCAAGGTCGAAGCGCTGATCCTTCAGCGCACAAAACTGCCGAATGCCGAAGAGCTGCTGATACCGGCGCCAACCCCCGAGGAGATGAACGCGGTTAACGAGAACGTCGCGATGTCGCTCGGTCGACCCGTCGCCGCGTTCCCTGAGCAGGATCATCTCGGTCACATCCAAGTCCTGATGGACTTCGCTCAGTCCCAGGCGCTCGGTCAGCTGCCGATCATCGCACCGACGTTCATGCCGGCCGCGGTGCAGCACATTCGAGAGCACATCGTGATGCAGTACGCCTCACTGGCTGCGAACACGCTCGAGAAGGAAACCGGTCAGAAACTCGAAGACCTGATGAAAGAGCGCGACACTGAGACGCGAGCCGAGCTCGATCGTACGCTAGCCGCGATGTCGCCGGATCTCGTCAAGCAGATGACCGACACGCTGACGAAAGCGATGCCGATGATTGCTCAGATGCAGCAGATGGCGCAGCAGTTCGCCCCGCAGACGCCGCAGGATCCTCGCATTGCCAGCGCTCAGATGAAAGCTCAGAGCGACGCTCAGAAGCTTCAGGCGCAGCAGCAGCAGACCTCGGTTACCGAGGCTGGCGATACTCAGCGCGCTCAGCTGAAGGCTCAGACTGACCTGCAGCGCACTCGCGAAGAGATCACAGCGAAGCAGCAGATGAACACTGACGATAACCTGACCGCCCTGACGATCGCGCAAGCCGAAGTATCGTCAGGCGAGAAGGTGGCACTCTCTACCGGAACAGGAATCAACCCAGGTGACTGAAGCTGACTCGCGAGTCCAGAACAACGCCTTTCGCCATCAGTATCGCGTGCTGAACGAGAGCGAGAAGGCTCACATTACGAAGCTGAAGGACCTCGGCGCCGAGTTTCTGGCTGAGCTTCACCGCGTGAACCAGACGTACTCGTCCTGGCGTGACGGGTCTGACCCGAAGCTGAAGACTCGAGAGCTGTCTCTGGCTCAGACGAAAATCGAAGAGGCCGTCATGTGGGCGGTCAAAAGCATAACCCAATAGGAGATGAAGATGAAGCGTTTTGCATTGATGATCCTTTCTCTGTTAGCAACCGTCGCGATCGCACAGGTGGTGCGCACGGCCACGATCAGCTGGACGGCGCCTACCACGAACGTGGACGGCTCGACCATTACCGCGGCGCTGACGTACAACCTGTATCAGGGCGCGAAAGGATCGACGACCAAACCTCAAGTGGCAACTGGCATCTCAGCGGGTTCGAAAATCGTAACCGGCCTGCCGGCCGGCGAGGTCTGCTTCGAAGTGACGGCGGTTACGGCTGTAGGAGGTGAAAGCGCTCATTCGAACGAAGCGTGCAAGACGTTTCCTCAGCCCGCCCCCAATACCGTCACCATCACGGTGCAGTAACTGGCCTCGATGGCTTCGTTGGATTTGTAAACTGTAAGGAGAGAACCATGTCTGATCCCGTTCGGCAGCGCTACAGTCTCGGAATCGGCAAAGGCCTGACCTCAGCGCCGGGTGGCGCCGTGATCAAGGCGGCGAAAGGCGGCTTTATCAAGAAAGCGCCGACGACGACCGTCACGCACAAGAAGGCGCAGATTCCGGCCGGCTTCAAGAAGCACCCGTCATGTTAGGCATGCGGTTAATGGCCGAAGCAATGGCCGCGATGGGCGATCTGATGGATCGGTCTCGCGTTCAGGCTCGAAGTTCGAAGAAAATGGGCTTCAAGCCGATGCCTCGGTACTCGACCAAGCCGAAGCCGATCCACAAGTCTTTGACCAAGCGGGTCGCCACTGGGCCGGGCCCGTACAACGAGCACGATCGGGAAGTTAGCCGTCGGTTGGCGGCCTGACTTTTACAAACGGCTGCTAATCTGATAGCTTATGTCCACGTTTGAAGCCACCTACCTCAGGATTCTCGATGACCTTCGGAAAGAATTCGCCGTCGATGCTCTCGCCAAACCGCGACATCGCGACGCTTTCGAATTCGGTCGGTCATCGGGGGTTCTCGAAGGTATCGAGAAGTCTCGCGAAAGATTCCTGGCTCTACTAGAAGAGAAGAAGAATGACAACCGCATCCATCCAACTCCCCCAACGTACTCAGTTTAACTACGAGTCGTTGGCTGAGGCTTTTCCTGATGCCGATCCGGGCCTGAAGCCATTCGGCAATCGAGTCCTCGTCCAGATTCGCACCCCGAAGCAGAAAAGCAAAGGGGGAATCATCCTCGGCAACGAGACGAAGGAAACCGAACTCTGGAACACACAGGTCGCTCGAGTCGTCGAGCTGGGGCCGGTGGCGTTCTGCAATCGCGACACGCTGCAGCCGTGGCCCGAGGGGTCCTGGGCGCAGCCCGGCGCGTTCGTTCGAGTCCCGAAGTACGGCGGTGATCGCTGGTTCGTCCCAGTGAATGGTGGGGTCGAGATGGCACTGTTCGTGCTGTTCAATGACCTCGACCTGATCGGGCAGATCACGGGCGACCCGCTCGAAGTGATTGCGTTCATTTAACTCATCGGTCTGAAGGAGACTGACAATGGCTGAAGAAAAAGAAGAGCTCATACCTGTAGGCCCAGGCGTCGAAGACGAGGGCGAAGAGCCGAAGCAGAAAGTCGAGTCGACCGAACCCGAAGGCGACGCTCGCACCGGCGTAGACGCCGAAGAGAACATGTCTGACGAGGAGCGCGAGGCTCGCCGTCAGGAGCGCCGCGAACGCAAAGAGCGACAGCACGCCGCTCGCGAACGCGACAAACGTGAGCTCGAGTTCTACCGAATTCGCAACGAGGAACTCGAGAAGCGATTCTCGAACCTCGATGCTCGAGTCGCTCAGTCTGAAGCAACCACGATCGATCAGCGCCTGACGCAGATCCGATCGCAGATTCAGGTAGCCGAGCAGGTCCACGCGAAGGCCGTGTCCGATAACGCCGGCGACGATGCCACCGAAGCCCTGAGGATTCGCGATCAGCTGCGGGCTGCCGAGACGCGGCTTCAGGAAGCGCGAGAGCGTGTGGTCGAATCGGCTGAGCGCCGTCGCTCTGCCCCGGCTGAACGTTCGACTGTGCCGCCTGCGCTGGTTCAGAAAGCCTCGGCATGGATGGAGAAGAACAACTGGTACAAGCCGGACCGTTCAGACGAGGATTCAGCGATTGTCGGCGCGATCGATGACAAGCTGATGGCCGAAGGCCGGTTCGATCCGACCAGCGATGCTTACTACCAGGAGTTGACCAAGCGCGTCCAGCGTCGACTCCCCGAACGATTCCAGGCCTCGAATGACGACGATGACGACGAGGGCGACGACGAGCCGACCACTCGCAAGCCGTCAGGCGGGCCGAAGTTCATGTCAGGCGGCCGAGAGCGCACACTTCGCAAGAACGAAGTCTACGTCACGCCTGAGCGAAAGGCTGCCATGATCGAAAGCGGCGCGTGGGAAGATCCAGTCCTGCGCGCCAAGCTGCTGAAGCGATATCAGCAGTACGACAAAGACCATTCCCAGCGGAACGCTAGATAAGGAGCGAGCCACATGTCACGCAAATCACAACGCGATGCACGACTGTCACGAGACGGTGAAATCCGAGTAGACCGAGCGAGCAATGACCGCGAGGTAACCCAGAACCGCGAGCTGACCGATTCAGAGCGCTTGACCGCACTGAAGAGCAACTACTTCCAAGTCTCTTTACCAGACCTGCCGCCTATCGACGGCTTTCACGTCTGCTGGCTGACAACTACCAACTCGCGAGACCCGATTCACGGGCGACTCCGACTGGGGTACACTCCGATCAAGTCGAGTGAAATCCCAGGCTGGGACCACGCCTCGATCAAGTCCGGCGAGTGGGAAGGTTGTATCGGCGTCAACGAGATGCTCGCCTTCAAGCTACCGATTCACTCCTACGAGCAGTACATGCGTGAGCTCCACCATGTGCAGCCGCAGCAGGAAGAAGAGAAGCTGGGCGAAGCAGTTCGTGCCGCCCAGGAGCGAGCACTGCAAGTGAACAGCCAAGCGAAACTGATTGCAGAGTCCGGTACTGCTGAACTTGGGCGAGCGCCTGAACCGCCGCCCTTCTCCGAGTCGTTACGATCGGGCTAGGTGACCGGTTCAGGCATAGTTAACCCACACTGGAGTTATTTCTATGTCTGATACTTCTGCTCCATTTGGCCTTCGGGCGATCCGTCACCCGTCGGGCGTTATCCGCCCGAACGCGGGAACGCTCGCCTCGGGCCTGGCCTCGAATCTCTATCAGGGTTCGCCGGTCGCACTGGACACCAACGGTCTGCTGACGCTGGCTGCTGCCGGCTCTCGTATCGTCGGTGCTTTCCAGGGCGTCGAGTACACCCCGGTCGATGGTCGCCGTCGCGTCGGCAACATGTGGCCGACTGGCACCGTGGCAACCGAGATCGTTGCGTACTACACGCAAGATCCGGATATCGTGTACGAGATCCAGGGCAATGCGTCCCTGACTCTCGCCGCGATCGGCCAGCAGTACGACTGGTCCACCAACGGAAGCGCGAACGGCAACACCACCACGGGTCTCTCGACGGTCTCGCTTGACGTAGCTTCGGCTGCGGCAAACGCCGGCCTCCAGGTTATCGGTATCGGTAAGGGTATCGACAACGCGGCGGGCGATGCGTTCACGGTGGTTGAAGTTCGCATCAGCGAGCATCAGCTGCGCGCTGACGTCGCCGGCTTCTAATCCTACCGACTGAAGGAGTTCATCAATGGCTGTTCCAATGCGTTCTACTGACTTCCGTTCGGTAGTCGAGCCGATTCTCAGCGAGACTTTCGACGGAGTCTATGACCAGCGTGCCGACGAGTGGAAGCAGGTCTTCCGCGAGTTTTCGGGCACTCCCCGCAACTATCACGAGGAGCCGGTGCTGTACGGCTTCGGCGCAGCGCCTGAGCTGCCCGACGGCATGCCGGTCACGTACCAGCAGGGTGGCGTGCTGTTCATTCAGCGCTATGTCTACAAGGTGTACGGCCTGGCGTTCGCGCTGACTCGCGTGCTCGTCGAGGACGGCGATCACATCAAGATCGGCACGATCTACGCTGAGCATCTCGCTCAGTCGCTGATCGAGACGAAGGAGACGCTGTGCGCCAACATCCTGAACCGAGCCTTCAACGGCTCGTACCTCGGCGGTGACGGCGTATCGCTGAACTCGACGGCTCACCCGATCGCGAATGGCACGTTCAGCAACCGTCTGACGACTGACGCGGCCCTGTCGCAGACGTCGCTCGAGCAGATGCTGATCCAGGTTCGCAACGCGGTTGACAACAACGGCAAGCGCATCCGACTGACGCCGAAG